GTAATGCCACATATCCAGCCGTTGTCAGAAGGCCAAAAGCGCAAGACGTAACCACCAATTAAAAGTTCTTTAAATGCGGTCATGTGTTTTTTTCCTTTAGTTTGGCTTCTGCCCCCACAACAATGCTTACCTCATACAGCTTATGGGGTTTGACTGGTTGGAGTCGCTGAAGATTGTTTTGCGCATTGAAGTACCGTTTAGCCTTTGTGCGTGTTACCCCAAATGATGCGCTAAGTATTCGCTCCTTGCTATCCACCCCAATGTACGAGTACATGAACCCGTCAAGTTTTGTGTCATTCATCTTGCACTCCTATCGAATACGCAAGTCGGTCATAAATGTCAGGCTGATGTTTCGACATGGCCTCAAAATGATCGTATTGCTCGGGGGATAGGCTGGCTTGCGCGGCACGCAAAAGCATTTTCCCCGTCAGCGGCTTGCGCTGTGGTGGGGTGGTGTAGAGTGGTTGGTTGTGAACACTGTCTTTCATGATTGGTTTAGTCACATACACCCAATCGCTACCTGTCCCTTGTGGGAACTTTGAAACCCATGCTCTCCACGCCACAGGCTCATCCTTCGCTTCTTCCTTTGCATACAAACCCCACACCTGACCAAGCGGTGTGAACAAAGGGCAGTCTTGGTCTGTACTTACCATGCCGTTGCTTGGGTCGTACCATGCTATTGGTTTACCCATGATTCTTTTCCTTTAAGGCTTTCTCAATGGCTCGGTAGATGTCTTCAGTTTTGTATGTGCCCATCAATCGCACTTTAATTTCGTGGTGCAACTCCGTTATCTCCTCATCCGTCAGACCCACCCAAGGGCGAACGTAGTCTTGAATGTCATCGTCATCTTGTGTCATACCTTCTCCTCATCGAGTTTGTTTTCAATTTTCCGCTTAACTTGAAATGCGTAATACATTTCGTCACACACCTTAACCCACGCCTCACGCTCACGCTGTGCTACTAGCTTGGCAAAGCGTTCCATTACATCTACCACAGTCAAAGTTGGCGGCTCAGTAACAAAACCAATCGGGGTAACAATGGCTCCAGAATTCCGCAACATCTTAATGATTTCATCTTGTGTCATCTCGGTGCATCCTCGTAGTTGTCAGGGTTGAACTTCGGCTCTCGCTTGTCGTTCTTGTCCTTGGGGTTGGGGAATGGCGGGAAGGGCCATGTCATGCTTCCCTCGCCTTCAGCATTGCGTCTGACATCTTGTATGCGTTGGTTGCATAAATTTCTAATGGCACTTCATTGACAATGCCACGGCTAACAATTGCTTGCATAGCCTTAGCCGCAAAGTAGTCACGCAATGTCATGCCTTCTGTATGTTGATACTGTGATCCCGATATTGGAAATGCTGATTCGTGTTTCATTCGCCTAACTCCGCAAAGATTTCGTTAAGGATTGTTTTGACTTGGCTGACCATCTCGGCTTTTGAAGCGGGCGCTGACATGACCATCTTGATACTTGCCAGCGCCTTGTACATAGCCTGACCCTTCAATGCAAACAGCAGTGCGTCTTCATCGTCGGGGTAGTCAAACTCCAGTACGGCTTTTGATTTCATTGAGCGCCAATCTCACGCTTGAGATACCACAAGGCTTTCTCTAAGTCTTGTTTGCGGTTGCCCTTGAGGTCTGCACGGGTGATGTACTTCACGACGTTGCCCAAGTTATAGCCTAGCTTCTTGGCTTCAATAAAGTCGATCGTCTCAATACCGCCCGCTTTGTAATGAGCGGGGTGGTTCACTGGGTCTGCGGGTGGCTCGATCTCCATGATAGCCGGACGACCCTTTGCCAACTCAAACGTAATCTCAGCCAAACGCTTGGGCGTTACATGCTCAACTGAATCTTCGTACACGGGGATGTGCGGTGCAATATGCTCCATGATAGCTTTATTGGTGGTGTACACTTTTGTTGCCCACGCAGATTTCCTGACCGTTTTTGGAATCGCAACGCCTTCCTTCTTTAACTTCCACTTAAGAGATGATATGTAGGCGCTCTTCACCCCAAATTTCTCAGCAAGATAGCCAGTAGCGGCGGTCGGGTTAGATTTAATATACGCAGTGACCTGCGCGGTTTTGCTTAGCTTTTTAGCCATTTTTGCTTCCTTGGTTGTGAACACATGATGTGACTGGACACCAGCCACGGCAAGTAAAGTTAGGTTTCGCGTTCCATACATCGTTCTCGATAGAGGACTGCAACTGCCCAACCTCTGATATCCACGGAGTCCAAGCTTCTTCTTGGTTATCCTGCGAATAGTCAGCCTTTACAAAGTCATCAGCGAACAGGAACAACAAGCCCGCTTTGACTTTCTTAACTTGTGGAAAGTGCTTGAAGATCGCAAGCGACAGCACTTCTAATTGTTTGAGGTCAGCGTACTGACTCTTCTTGCCCGTCTTGTAGTCGATGGTCAGGGCACGATCGCCTTGCAAGATAATGATGTCAGCGATGCCACGCCACCATACTTTCTTATCAAAGAAGCCACAGGGTTCAAGGTCAGCCGTCAAACCGAGTTTGTTCTCGCACAGCTTCTCGCCTTCCATGTTGCGGATGGACTCAAGCGCTGGCTCGATCTCTTTGTATTTCTCTGGAATAGGTACACCCTTACTAACGTATTCTTCAGCGATCTTATGAATGGTGTTGCCAAACACAATCGCCTCGCCCAATGGCTCTTTGATATCCTTGGCTACCTTGAGGTGGTAGTACTTCTTAGGACACTGTTGGTACAGCGATAAACTACTGTACGACCATGTAATGTTTGTCATTCAGCTACCTCGTAAGTCATCTCAAAAATATCGGGCTTGCATGGATAGTGTTCGCCTTTGACGCCGGTGATGATGAAGTCGCCGGGAGTCACGTAGTGAGCACCCTCAAGGGTGTCAACCCAAAAGACAGGCATCCCACTTAACTTGCCGGAAACCACTGCGGGGTGGTCGCCATCCTTGAACCACTGCGTGGCTTCGATGACCACAGGTTTTTTTCTATATTTCATTAGCAATCTCCATAATTTCGAGCCATGCCTGACTCGCAGTCCAGAGGCAATCCCTGCGCCCATGCAGGGGGAGTCCTCATACATTTCTCGATATACGCCTGCGCAATGTGTGCCTCGCCCTCGGGTACAACGCAAGCAATCGCATCGTGCACAGTCAGCACCACACGGTACAGCTTCTCAATTTGAATAATCTGCTCACCGATGATGCATCGAGCGACGGCTTGGCAAAGGTTCTCTGCCACCTTGCCGCCATAAATCTTGCTCGGCCCCATGCGTGTCTGATAGGTGTAATCGCCATTGCTGTGGCGGGCTAACTCGGGGTAGTTCTGCATCAACCCATTCGGTAAACTAATACCTGTGAACGGCTCAAGCTTCAACACACCCACGGTGTCAATATCGAGCTCCTTGTTCTGCATCATGAAGTCAAGGGCTAACGTCAAATGATTCCACCATTTTGCAATGTTGGGGTTCGCGGCCCGATACTGCTTGACAATAAATTTGCATGTATCAAGATCAACGTCTTTACCCATCGTGGACAACTGCATCTGAAACTTAACCGCGCCCATGCCGTAACCCGCACCAAGCACGGTGGTCTTACCGATGAAGCGTTGCTCAGGACTGACTCGGTTAAGTGACGTATCAAAAATCCGTGCCGCCATGTACTTGTACACATCTTCTTTCTTGCTGAATCTCTCCAAGATATCGGTCTGCCCTGCCAGCCACGCCAACACCCGCGCCTCAATCTGCGACGAGTCACAGTCGATGATGACATGCCCGCGAGGTGCAACGATACAGCGCTTGAGCTTGCCACCCTCTGTGCCACGGCTAGGCAGGTTCTGCAGGTTCACCTTGTCCGAGCCACCCCACCGACCCGTGTGAGCCGCATAGTATTTCAACGGAATAGGTAGACGACGAAGAGCTCCGCCGATATGCCCGCGACGAGCGATACTGATAAAGCGCTCTGTACGTGTCTCCTCAAGCGTAGACTTAGCGCCAACCCTTGCGGCAACAAGGGCTTGCACGATCTCATTCGGGTGCTCAAGCAGTGCCATGAACTCAGCGTCACTCTTGGCGAAAGCGTAGGTATCCTTGCCCGTAGCCGGACTGATCTTCATGGG